TGATATCTCAGTTCTGCCACATTAGACAATGAACTTGGTCCTGTTGCCATAGTTTCTTAGTTTTTAGATTTTGAAAGTCATGCGACCTCCGTCTCCCATTATTTGTTTTAGCTGGGAAATGACGGGGTCACCATCAGTTTGTTGTCCGACCTGCGGTGTCTGAGCTTGTACGTTAGCCGCCTTGTCTACAATGCCGCGCTGACCATCGCCCATGCCCTGCCGATAAGCAGCAGAAACAATCTTGTCGATGTTGTCAATCACAGCTCTGTGTGAAGAAAGCATATCGTAATCCCAGCTACCATCCTCTCGGACGTAAGGATCAAAGTACTCATCAAGTCTAGCGTTAGAATCAATGAGCTGAGCTTTGTAGTCGTCATCAAGGCCAAACGTGAAGGTGTTGTCATTGCCAAGGTCAAATTCCAACCCTGTCATGGCATCAACTTCCGCGACCATGTTTCTGACCCAAGTCTCGTCGAAAACGTCATCGACATCAACAGAAGAATCAACCTCAGGTGCCATGTACTCGTTTCTCATCGTCTCGATGTTAGCCTTGGCCTTCTGAGCGTCAATCTTCATCTGAAGCTTTGACAGCTGAACCTCCTCCTCAGAGTGGAGGTCGGGATCAACTTTGTACTTGCTATTGACGAGAGTATTGATTTCGTCGGTAGTCAAGTTGGGGTACTCAGTAGCAAGGTCCACACGAATAGCGGTAAAGTCGTCCATCTCGGACGGGTCAAGCCGCTGGTATGCAAACCAATCTTCTGGAGCCCTTCCAGTCTCATCTACAAAGCGAGAAATCGCTTCTATCCTCTCATCAAGAGCATTTTGTTGAGGCTCAGCCAAGGCATCAAAATCGCTAATCTCTCTTCCGAGCCTCTCGCTCAGGTAGTTGAGAACAGCACCTTCGATATCCTCATCGGCATATTCCTCTTGTTGTTCTTGTTGTGGTTGCTCAGTCTGAACCTCTTGCTGAGGTTCTGATGGAGCAGCGTCTGGGTCTACATAAGGCGTCTCTTGGGCAGGCTCTGGGGCCTGCTCTTGAGCCGCTTCTTGTACTGGGTTCTGAGGCTCCTGCTGAGCCTCGCGATCCATACTTGCCTGCAGCTCTTCTGGAGAGGAGGCAATCTCAAAGTTGGTGATGTTATTTTCTTCCATGATAAATTAAATTATTGATTGTATTATCAGTCCTGTTCTTCCAGGTACAAAATCACAGAGCAGTTTGCCACTCCAGTGAACTTGCTGAATCTTCCAAAGACGGTTACACCAACTGCAGCTGGCATGGTGATGTCTGTCTTAGCTGCAGTCTCCTTGAATTCAGTATCTGTAGTATCGTACTCGGTGACGTTTCCTTTGTCAGGTGTCTGAACAACAAAGGAAGTTATCCCGCTGGCGAGTATGACGGGGGTGTACGCATAGAATTCTCCATTGTAAGACTGAGCTTCGTCAACAAGCACGATCTTAGTTGGGGCCTGCTTCTGCAGGTATTCATTTGGATGAGCCATGATTACGAGAGTTTAGCTTGTGTGTCGTCAACACCGAATGCACCGTACTCAATCATCTGACCAACCGCCGTACCATAGACCTTCAGGTCGATGTCTGGCATGGCGGGGACAAATGCAAACTCACCTCCAGCAAGCTTGAGGATATCGGTACTTCCCGTGTAGACGTAAATGTATTCTTCTCTTATCGTCGCCAAGTTGCACAGATAGACGTAGGCTACATCCGTCTTGTCGTTAGCCTTGGCAATAGTAACAGCGTCAGAACCCTGAGCCGTACCCAAAACCTTAGTCTTAATCACGTGTCCAGAATCAACGGGACCCGTAAAGGACTTGTTAAGGTTGATAGGGTAGGAGAGAGCGTCTGCAGTACTGAACGTTAGTCCTGCTTTAACTCTAGCCATCAGACTTCAAATGCGAGGAAGTACTCTACAGCCAAAGAAGTAGAAACGCTTGGCGTCAGCTTGATGTCAGCGGTACCATCCCAAGGCAAGAAAGCGAAATCGCCTCCGTAAATTCTACCAACGCTTTGAGAGCCAACAGTCAAGGTAACGTACTCCGTCACGTTGTTAGAGGCAACTCTGATGTAGATCTTGTGAGCCTTGTCGTCTGTGTAATCACCCTGAGCAAAGAGGGTGTATTGAGTGGTAGCCGTAGTGATCTTCTTGCCGACTCCAGTCGTCTGATCAAGGCCCGTAGATACACCAGCCTTCTTGAGCTGTGTGTTTTTGCTGATCGCTATAACGTCACCAGAGATGTCTGGGCTGTTGATAGAGAGACTTGCGGTTGTTGTAGCCATTTTAGAAAAAGATTGTGTTTGTTTTCCGCAAATATAGGGATTATCTATTTCTCTTAAGAACTCTGTACCTGGACACCCTGCCCTTCTCTCTTTTTTCTCTTTTGGCCCTACGTTTCTCTCCCTCAGTAAGTTCTGATGCGGTGACTGGAGTTTTACTTGAAATCCTTTTCGTGGGACGGAACGTCCTATCCCCCTTTGAATAGTCCTTGTCTCCAGATAACGTCCTCCAGTCCTCTTTGAACCATCTCTTAAGGTTAAGGCCAGCCTGTGTCTTTCTGACCCTGCCCATTACTTCTTGCTCTTGTTTCCCCAGTTGGATGCGCCAACCTTGCGACACTTGGCCAAAGCCCCAGAAGCATAGGCTGATGGCCATACTTTGTAGCGAGCCTTTACCTTATGGTAGCATGCGTCTTTCAATACTTTAGCCATGATTCACGGTTTTGAATTTTGCTTTGGCAACAGCGCCTGGGTGAGGCTTGTATTCACCCTTCATCAGGAAGTAGCGACCACGCTCTTCCATCCAGTGATAGCCCTGAGGGGGATCAACAGAAACAGTCTTCTGTGATACCTTGAGTTTACCTCCCTTATTGTACTTTACAGACTTCATCAGCAGCGGCATCTCCACTTACGCAGAGCTTTGTTGATTCTTGAGTTAGGGTCTCTACGGGTCTTGGCGCTAGTAAGCCTTTTCTTCATTCCGCACATGCGAGAACAGAAGGACTTTCTTCTGCCAGCTCTTTTACCCTTGGGATTTGATTCTGTGACAGCAGTCTTAAGCTTGCTTCCAGGGTTGGCTCTGCGATACGCAGCAACACCCTTGGCCGTGAGTCCACCAGATCTACTCTTGTGAACCCCCATCTTCATTTTGGGCATTACGGCCTTACGCTTCTTCTTGACTCTAGGCATAATGCAAATATAAAAAAAGAGGCCGAAGCCTCTTTTTAGACAAATCGCAAGGTCACTTGGTGGGCTCCCGTTCCGCAGGTGCCCGATTTGACTATTCTTACAGCAAACCAATCGCCCTCTGCAAAAATCTTGGGGGACTGATAACCACTACTAGCAGTAAAGTGGGTGTTCCCATGAACCCATTCGTTCTGAGTCGCCTCAACACCATTAACCACGGAACTAGTTTCCATATACTTATTTCCATTTCTCCAGATCTCAAATTTGGCAGTTCCCGTGCCGTTATCCGTTTTCTTGAGGGAGAATGAAAGAGAGGCCAGGGCCATGGCCTTGGGTATGGTCACTCCGTTTGACGTCACGTTGTGTTGAACACCATTTACGCCCCTCATGGTTACCGTCTGACCCGAAGCAGTGCTCCCAAAATGAAACAGCTGAGGGGCCCGAAGTTCATAAGGCCTTATGTGCCTAAGTCCTCCCGATCCCGTCTGATCATAAATAAGGTACGAATCACTGCCGTAGCTAACAGAGCCAGCCGTGAGGTATGAAGTTGAGTAAAGACCTGATCCAGTAGCGGGGTCTAGAACCTCTCCAAAAGTCTGGAAAGTCATCTCCCCTTCATCACTAGAAAAATTGTTGGTGACAAGGATTTCACCAGCCCCCACAGAGTTAGACTGCGGAGGAAGTCCGTAGCCACTAGCGCCTGGGTTACCGCTATTTCCAAGGGTGCCAATCCGAGGGTTCTTTAGGTGAACATAGCTGTCGAGGTTGCTGGCAGAGTTGGAGTCACACTCCACCTGAATCATATTCTCAACGTCGCCATCTACGGTGCCTGCAAATCTCAATGCAGAACCACCAGTGTTCGCTGGAAGAAAATAAGATCTATCATTGTCGGCCTGGGTGAGGTCACTAGTGGCAAGGTTGTCATCAACACCCCCGACAACATCATCTATAGTTCGTATCCCAAACTTGTTTTGACTGTTGTCATAGACAAGAAGCTTATCTGCGCTTGGTACAACAGAAAAGGTGTTGTAGGAGCCGTGAGAATAAGCTGTGCCGTTTGTAGGGTTGAGAAGTGTCTCTATGGTGTTGAATGCAGATACAGATGAACTGTCACCAGACATTATTTTCCCGCTTGCGCAGGTGTTTGACAGAGGCAGCTTATATCTGCTGCCAGCATCCTTCATCCCTATAAAAACTCCGCCAGCGCCTCCAGAATCACCTAGGTATAGCAGGTGATTAGAGTAGGGACTTGCCCCATTCTGATATATCTCAAGCGCTGTAAGATTTACGCCACTGCCATATAAGTGCTGAAACTCAAGGGATGAGTTTGCCCCCATGTCGTACACCCTTGTGGCATCATCCTGAGTGAGGTCTGCGCTACCTAAGTTGTCTCCGCTAAGACTACCCAGATCCGCATCAGTAAGTACGCGCTTCCATGAAGTAGCCATGGGTTGTTATTATGCAGATACAGACTCTTGACTCTTCTTGATCTCAATTTTCTGAAGTCTCTCAAACTCCTTATCGAGCTTTTCGAGAAGTACAGTGGCAAACTTAGCATCACTAGCCTTAATGTTTACGGAGGCTGATGCTTGCTTCAAAAAGTGAACTTCATTAATATCCAACTTCATCTTACTTAGAATTTAATTGATTTGAAAGCTTGTTTACAATGCTTGATAGCAAATGTACGTCTTTTCCCCTGAAAGTAGACTCACTAATCGCCCATAAAAGGTGCTCCAGCTCCTCAGCAGTCAATGTATCTGTAACTGGAGGGGGTGAGTCTTTTTTTGATGATCTATCTAGAAGCCCCATTATCAAGCAGATGTTTGAATGTAAAGGGCAGGTTCGCCGTCGTAATCAACGAGAGCCATGGCGCCGACACCAATGCTCAAAGAAGCATCGTCCAAATCGTCTCCAAGGACAGATCCAACAAGACCGTTGTCAGTGTGCATTACACCAATACCGTAGGTAGAGGATGCAGCGAGCGATGAATCAGCTCCCGACCCCTTGAATGCCATCTTCCATCCAAGAACAGACTTTGTAGAGTCCTGACCATTCTCCCATACAATTCTTGGAAGGGCGTTTTCGTTGTTTTGATTCGTAACACCGTCTTCATCGCCAACATCAACACCGTAACGACCAATGTTTACAACAAATCCAGCTCCGTCTGCGGCGGCGCTTGTGACGTCTGTGGTCTCCGTAGCGCCAATGCCAAGTCTGATTGTCTTGTCCTCAACAGCAAGGTTTGTAGAGTTGATCGTTGTTTGATCGCCATCAACAATGAGGTTTTGAACTCTGAGAGTTTTTTCCTTAGGGTTGTACTTAAATCCAGAACCAGAGGACGCATAACCAACATGAGAGAATCCTGTGATACCAGTATCCTTCATGAACGGAACGTCATAGAAGTCGTCGTTAGTGCCTGTGGCTGCAACGCCACTAGCCTTTACGTACATAGCTGCCCTAGCTGTACCAACAAGAGTACCTGAGATACCAGCGGTTGCTGGCAGCTGCAACGCAGAATCAGTATCGGAACCTTCGTAAGGAAGAGTGATGTTGTTTGAGACATAAGTTCCAGCCCAGTCGGTAAAATCAGCAGTGTTGATGGTCTCCTGATTCTTGTAGGTAAACTCAGTGTCACCAAAAACAGTTTGAGTGGCCTCATCACCAGCGGAGGTGGTTCCGCCGTGCATGATTCTTCTTCTGGTTGTGTCTGGTCCAGAATCCGAGTCGGTGATAGACACAGAGGTTGCTGAGGCAGCATCCTCAAACGTCAAAGTAGTTCCAGCACCATTAACTTTAAGGACCTTGTTTGCACTGTCTGCTGCGCTCAAGAAGGTTGGAATACCACTTACGCCGTCGTAAATCATAACACCTGCGTTGGACCCATGAGCAACTTTAGCCAGCGTTACGGCGTCGTTGTCAATCTTAGCGGTACCAATGGCGTTATCACTTACAGTAAACGTAACTGTACCTGTAAGGCTGGAGGCGTCCTCACCACTAAGTGCGGGCAGAACCTCACCAGCACCATCGGCTGAAGTGCCAAAGGAGCAGAGTAGGGCATCACCTGATGACCCACCAAAGATCATGTTGTTCGAAGTGACGTCTATCTCTTCGATTTCATTGGCGGCGCTACCTCTAAGGATTTGACCCTTCTGCAGGTCTGTTACACCGACTACGTCGTTTACATTTATAGCAGAGCCCTCCATGAGGACTCTTTTCCACACTGTTGCCATGTTGTATATTTTATTCTGTCACGCCGACAAAGAAATGATTTTCTGAAGAGTTATAATAGAAACCACCTAGCTCTGGCGTAGGAGTAGATGAGTTTGGTGCAAATATAGCTGTTTTTTCTTCGTTCAATGTGAAGGCCTTTTCTACCCCCGAGGTGTTGCCGCTCGTGTAAAACTCAATGGCCCCTCCTACCTGCGTGGTCCCTGCAGCATTCTTTTGAACAAAGTCTATTTTAGGGCCTGGAACCTCAAGGGCCCCACCAAAAGAACTAATGCCCTTTGTCTCTATGCGCCCAAGAACGGTGCCATCAGCTGTAGCTGCGGTCTGATTGGGCAAGAAGTTAAGGGCTGGGTGGTTCTGCTTCTTGAGACTCAGGGTAGAAAACTCTGGGTCCCCAGTCCATCCAGCATCATAATCGTCATCAGAGAGCTTTACGAGTGCATTGTGCTCCAAGCCTCCGCTAGGTATTCCATTCGTAGAAGAAAGCCCAGCCCAGTTACCCTCGGTCTCCCAGGCAGCATCTGTGGAGGAGGAGCTTGTGTAAACGTATGGAGTTGTTCCAACTACAGCAAGATATCCCTTGGTCCTGTAGTTAGACGTTACAGCAGACCTGCTCGAAATATTTGTAAAAACACCAATGCCCTTTACTGGACTCTTCCCCGTTTGGTTGAATTGGCCAGCACCGTCAGTCAGATCCAGAATTGGGAAAGAAGCATTTGAGTGTCTTACTTGTCCTGCAAATTCTGGCATATCAGTTCAGTGTTATTGTTAGGGTGATACCGTCGTTGTAGGCACCAGTGTCATTCGTTCTGTAAATATAATAATCAGCACTTACACCGAAATTTGTCGTAACGGTGAACTGACCCACAAGAACAAAGTCTGCGGTAGTATCTGTCGAGTTGTTCTGCAAAACGCTTTTGAGAGTCCCATAAGAGCTGGGATACATGATCATAGTGTAAAACCCATTCGCAGCGTTGTCTTCGTCACACTCCAAATCAAAAGAATTACTTCCTGGATCATTAAGAAGCAGGGTGTCTGAAGACGGAGTGGCCCACAATGCAGAGGCCTCAGCATTGCTTGAAGGTATGCTGTTTGTAGCCTTAAGAGACACTCTGTATTTCCATCTAAATATGATGGCATTAGAATTTGTGGTGTATTCCTGCCCGTTTGGATTTCCATTATCAACGCACGTGATCTGATAAAGATCCGAGTGAGGGGTGTTGTGCTGAGCACTTATTATTGGATCCAGAGACACATTGGTTGTGTTTGTCTCATCAAGATTTTGCTGCTGACCCGCATCCTTTGTAAGACGAAGTGTGTCGTCCTTAATCTTATCTGGGTCGGAAACAGAGTAGCTAACAGAGTTGAGTATGAGGTTTCTTCCAACTTCTATATCATGAGACCCGCCTCCCTTGCTGTAGGAGTTGCCCCCAAGGGTTCCGCTTAGGTTTGTGAGAGAAACACTAGCCTTAGTGTATGGATTTAGGATATCGTTGAGTATGTCCGTCATACTCGTAAACTTCTCATAAGTAAAGTCCTTAATCGTGCTAAACGCACCATCTGTGTTGGTAACCGTAATAGCGTAGTCAGTAAGCTCTTCGTCATCACCGCCACCACCTCCGCCGCCAGCCTGTTGGTCTTCAAACTGAAAGTTGTTCTCCCCTTCGTTGTAGACAAGGACTTGACCACTAGTGGGGTCACCTATGACATCCTCAAGATCTCTCAGCCTCTTTATACCAATGTCTGGGCTATTTCCAGTGTATACCTCTACCGTTATGGGGCTGTTCGTCACAGAGACCGACTGGGCATCTGGAGAGGATACGGTAACCTCAGTGGATGAAGAGGTTATGGATATTGATTGAGAATCAATAGAACCTACAGAAACAGAGGTGCTTCCAACAGGGCTAACAACTATAGATTGTCCTCCTGTGGAATCAACGGAGATCGAAGTAGAACCAGATCCCCCTACAATTATTTCTGCAGGATTAGACAAGCAGAGTGATATTAGTAGTTTCTATTCTCTCTAATCTGACGAGCAAGCCTAGACTCTTCGTTTGCTGTAGAAGGGTTGGATGTATCCGTTACATCTTCATTAACCACAAACGACCCTTTAAGAATTGTCTTCACAACATCGACATCGCTGAAGTCAGCGCCAGCAGAAGCTGGGTTGATGTACTGCAAGTCATAAACGTATCTTCCAGAGGGAATCTTAACCATCTCGCTCGCAGGGATAAAGACAGATATAGCTCCGCTTGCGCTACCCTTGATCTCGTTTATTTGAATGTATGAGCCGTTAGCCGCATCAGCGGGCAAACCCTCTGTAGTTGATGCTATCAAGCCAGTGCCGTCATCCTGAAAAGCAGACTCTCTGACCTGCATCGCGAACTTGTAAGCGCCGTTGTCTCCAACAGACCCATCAAGAATAAGAGGCACTCCCTCAGAATCCTTGAGCGTCATGTTAAGCTGAAACGTATCACCGCGACGGCAAGTGATATTAAGCGTTTGTGCTACGTCTAGATTTACCTTCTTAGCCATTACAGTCCGAGTATTTCGTCAATGTCTTGTGATCCTTCTGAGCCCTCAATAGGTTCAGTCATTTCTCCACGCTTACCTTGTCTCTGAGAGATGAGTTTGCTTTGCTCCGTGGACTCCTTCTTGATACGGTCGTCCTTTCTGTCCTCCTTGAGAACCTCCAGCTTCTCCTTGAACTCCTGGTCTTCAGTTCTGAACCCGAGAGTAGCTTGAGCCTTAATCATCTCGATCTCCTTGCGGAACTCGTGCTTAGCAGTTTCTAGCTGAATCTCAAGTTGATTCTTCATCTGCATCTTCTGAGCCTCAATCTGAGCCTCCATCTGCATCTCTTGCTGTCTAGCCTGAGAAGCCGCTTGAGTAGCTTGAGCTTGTTGCTGAGCCTGCATCTTTGAATTTTGCTGAGCTTGCTCCTGAGCCTTTTTCATACGCTTTTGACGTCGAACAATCAAAAGACGTTCAGCCTGATTGATATCCTTCAGCTGCCTGATAGCGATTGCATCTTCAAGGTCCAGCTCTTTTTGAGCCAATGAAGCCTGGATGTTTTGCTCAAGGAACTGCCGCTCCATGTCCTCCATCTCCTTCTGAACGCTTACCCCAAAATTGTACATTGGGAGGTCGGAGAAGCTGGAGAGAACCCTCATGTTCTCTTCGCCAATGGCGTTCTCGTAAGCCTTCATCAATACAGACCCCGAAGGAATGATTTGAAGACACTTGACAATGTCTTCACAAACCTTCTTGAACAGTACCATAGATGCGTTAGTGATGTCGTAGATGGCATTGTTTCCTGCAGCAATAGCTTGCTCACGAACACCAACCAAAGCATCCCCCTTCGGAGAGCTCGCATCCATCGCCTCATTAACACCCGTAGCGTCTCTGATGAGTCGCAGGTAGTGGTTGTAAATACCAATGAGTTCGTTTATGTTTCTGATGCTGTTTCCAATCTCACGGATAGGTGGGTTTTGGAAACCGCCCTCTGGGTCTTTACTTCTGTAGTAGAATACACCAGTTTGCTCGTAGATGTCGTGCAGCTCCAAAGGCTGAAGCTCTCCACCCTTACCGAGCTGAACATTCTCCAACCCCTCAATATCAATGATCAAACCATCAGGCTTTGCCTTGGCAATGGCTTGCTGAATCTTGAGGTGTGTAATCTGGAGCATATCTGCAAAACCGACACAGCTGTCCACCATGGACTTCGGTATCATTCTCCGAAGATTGGTGGAGACAGCTGAGTACGACATACGGCACTTGGAAATATCGTGGATGTTTCTAGGCATATTGGCCTTCATCCCATAGTCGTACATAAAGTCGGTGCCAACAATGTAGCTTCCACCATACACAGTGGCAATGTGCATCTTTCTTGGCTCACGCTCAAAGACGCTGCCAGGCTTCTCCCTGTACTCGAATCCCTCGTAGAAGAAAAGTCTGTTTCCGTATCTGTTTTCCTTGTCCTCAAAGTGCATGCAGTCAACTGACATGAACTCAAAGTCAAGAACATCAATCATGTATTCGTCATACCCGAAGACGTTTCTCTTCAAGTAATCATCAAAGTAGCTTTGATTCAGCTTGCTGGAATCATTGCCATTCATGCCAGCGGCCCCCTGAGCCATCTTAGCATAGTCCTCCTCCGCAAACTGATCCCCAGCGAGTCTCTTCAGCTCTTGAATTGAGATCTTCTTAATGTGCCCAGCATACGTAAGGTCGTTGAGGCCAGGGTCTTCAGTATAGCTGTGGATGAAAGTACAGGGGTCGACGTACTCTGTCTTGATTCCATAGTTAGGATCGTTTGACCTCTTGACAACTGCCATGCCCAAGGCAACAAGATCATTGACGCACCTTCTGTAGATATTGTCGTTGAAGTTGTTCCAAGAGAGCGTGAGGTTAGTGCCTATCTGAGCAGCAATCTCGGCGTCGGTCTTGAGGTTGGTTTCCAAAAAGATCTCAGCCTCCTCCAATGTGTCTGGAAGTTCAGCTGGGTCCTTATCGAGAACGAGACCTCCAGTCTCTGCTTTCAGGGCCTCAAGCTCTGGCTTGATCTGTACTTGCGTCTTGATTCTCTGCTTCTCCTTATTCTTCTCAGAAGAGGAGATAGGGTCTATAGCCTCTAAGTTAGGGTAGGGGTTTCTAGACAAAATCTTGTTCCCTACAATTCTTGAGAACTTAGGGAGTATGGGGACTGGAGTGTAGTCAAGGTTTACGAGACTACCATCAGCAGAGTTGGGATCCATAGAAGTAAGGATCCTCTTGTATATATTGGTGTCCTGGGTTCCGTTTGCGTAATCACGGTTTCTCTCCCAGGTCTTGTTTCTCTTTCTGTACAGGGACTCAGTATCCTGCATCTTGCCCCACTGACCCTCTATGGCTTTAGCATACTTCAGACCATACTTCTTCCCCTGCTTTACATCCTGAGGGGCTAGTGGGTCTGGAAAGTTCTTACTCTGCCTTTTGTTATTACCGTACATCAGAGATTCTGCATTTTTGCAAATATAGAAATAATCTGATTGTTAGCCGATTGGCTTGTATCTCCTAAAGAACTTCTTCTCATCAAAGTTCACCGCCTCCTTTTTAGGCTTCGATTTTTGGGCGCCAAGAAGAGCAAGCCCCGAACTAATCGTAAGGTCAAACTTAGTACGATCGTTGATCTTGAAGCCAATCCAATCCTCAAGAGTATCGTTAAAATACATCTTGCCGTACTCCCCCGTTTCTCTGTGCATGCCAATGTGGTCATGTACGTATGCTTCAATGGCGTGTGCATGAGCTTGAATTACGTCCTGTGAGTTTGATGGGATACCCTTGGTCTTGACGTTCACCTTTGAGTTTGCAGCCCTCAAGTGAGAAGGTCTTGACATTAGGTACCCATCGTAACCTCTTGATTCAAAGTATCTTGCGATACCGTACTTGTTGTTCTCAATCAACAAGGGGTAACCATAGAATACAGCGGCCATCAGGCAGTCCTCATAGAAGATCTTGGCCAAAGGCGGACGGGACGCATACTCCACTACAAACATGTTCGATGGATGCTCCATGTGAAACTTGTTGTAGAGGTGTAGCGCTCCCTTCGACCCCCGTCCATCGACGGTGGCGTCAAGGTCGTAGGAGTCAACCCCGCCTACCCCCAGCTCTGCATTAGGTGCAATACGTTTACCTCTCTCTTCCCTCTTGATGTTCCTCAGCTCTTCAGGGGGCATCCAAGCAATCTTGAACCTCCCTTTGGCGTCTGGCTTAAACACAACCTGTGTGTCCTGGACACCGTCCTTCCACACGAAGTTTCCTCTAACTACAGGGTTGGGATAGAGATCATCATTATACTGGATCTGCTCGTAGATCTTACCAATATTGAACAGGCTCCCGTCAATGCTGTCGCGAAAGGCTTCGTCCGTTGTGAACGGGAACTGCCTCGTAACCTCATTGAGTTCTGAGGGATCACCCTTAAGGCTCTCCCTTTCGTTCTTGAGGTAGGTCTTGGCACCGAATATGATGTCTTCACCATCGAGGCCTTCTATAACCCTGTCTGGGTCATTGACAACTGGGTTACCGAACTTATCAAAGAATCCTTCTAGGGATTCAAATGCGGGTATAAAGAGTCTATATAGGCCACTCCTGGTCCTCCCATTCTTGTACTCTTTTCCTCCCTTGTCCATCGGATTTACGGTGCTTCCCACCATTGCTTTTCCGACGATTCTTCGCCCGACGATCAAACACGTCCGTTGAATCCTCCAGGCGTCTCTTATGTCTGTAGGTTTTTCCCATTTTCCTGCCTCATCAAGATACAGGAGGTGAAGCTTCTCACCGTCATAAGCGTTGTTGGTAGTGTTCTTCCAGTTTATGACCGTATTAAGAGCCTCGCCCTTCTGCGTAGTCTTATTGTTCTTCGTGATTCTCTTACTCGGCTCGCGAAAAGCCAGCTCCATGCGCGGATTGGTCGTTCCATCCTGAATAGGTTTGAAGAAGAAGGGGTAGTGCCTGAACATCTGCACGACCTTCTTCATGAATATGTTCTCCTGGGCGTCCTTACCAGTCTTCGACTGTATCCCCAGGAGCTTGTCTTTTACTTGCGTGGCTTCATCAAGCAGAACGGCAGAGCAGATGTTAGTGTATCCGCTCCGCCTGCACTTGGTATATAACTGCCCGATACATCGGGGGTCCGCCTCACACGCAGCTAAATGTAAGAAAATTTCTCTTTGGAACGACAGGAAGCTCGGATAACCTATATCCATCCGAGTCCATTGGAGCATCATGTAGTGCCTACCCGTAATATATGTAGGGACGCCCCCATTGTAAAACCAAAAGCCTTCACGCCTACGGCGAAATTCCTCCTCGATATACGGAGAAAACTTCTGCCTGAACTCCCTAGGCATCTCGGCCCACTCATCCATACTCTTAATCCTAGACAGCTCCTTAGGCATAGGGACCCTCTCCCACAGCTGCAGGTCGTCTGGACTTCCATGTCCTGCAATTTCTTTTTTGGGAGGCTGAGCGGGAAGTGCAATGTCCAACCCACCGATCCGAATAACTTCTCCTTTCGTACCGTGGGGGCAAATTGCGATAATATCCTGATCATCAGAATACTTGTCCATACCTGTTACTTCGGAAGCTAGGGGCTCCAGACTTAGGGTTCTTCAATTCCATGTACTTACCACAAGGACACTTGATGTCGTGGTAGGCCCCGTCAGGGCCAAACTTGATGGAGACACCACTCTTAGATTCTTCGTGGTTCTTCTCGCAGGAACAAATGTAATCAGCCATTTTATTAAATTTAGTACGCCCGCCAGGATTCGAACCTGGGACCGTCTGCTTAGAAGGCAGATGCTCTATCCAGCTGAGCTACGAGCGCAGATTTTTATTTTATCGCTCTGTTTCTAGAGGCAGGCATCACGGTGGCGGTTCCTACAGAGGTTCCTCCTGTGTGATGGACATCCTTTCCGTCACCCTCTTTAACCTCGCCACGCCTTTTGAAAAATCTCCTAAGCTTGTTTCTCAGGGCTCTTATCTTTTTCTGCTTTGGAGTGGCATTAAAGGCAGTGTCGTATTCAGACTTTTTCTTAGCTGCTTCAGGATTGTCCTTGTAATACTGTGCTGTCTTTTTTACAGTAGCCATGACGCAAATATAGCGAAAAGTCCGCGAGGTGGGGCTTGAACCCACATGTGACCAATTACTCTTTCTACAAGGTATAAGCTTGAGGAGATACTCGCGGTTAATCTTCAAACTCCTCGTTCCAGGATTCATCCCAGAACTTAAAATCTATCTTGTTTTTTTGATACACGATTTCTTTCCAATCATTTAGAGTATCTCTCAGCGAAACCTCCGCTGTAGTCTTTGGCTTCTTCGATTCCCCCATTTGTCTGTAGATCTTTGATCATTTGCTCCAATCGCTGTCTTTCAACGATTAGCTCCTTACAGTCTGTAGCTGTTTGTTTGATGGACTGAAGCTCTGCTTTTCTTGCGCTCCCGTTGATCTCAGGATCAACAGGTTTCTTGACTTCATCAATCATATTGTTGATAGCCACTTCCATCGACTTCATCAGTCGCTCTGCAGCATCAATCGTTGTGAACTTCTTCCTCGACATAAAGAATATCTTCTGCTCGAACTCTAAAGTACTTAACCTCGTCGATAGTTATCTCGTAGTCTCGGTTCTTTTTAATGCCCACAACATCGCCAGTACCGATCCCAAGCTCTTCAAGCCAAGGAGCGTCAAAAGCAACGCGAGCTTTGCGAACAGGAGACTCGGTAAGCTTGACCACTTCGATGAGGTCGCTTTGCTCTCCAGGATCAGGACCCTCTTCAACAGGCGTGAGAAGAGCCCAACCGCCGAGAGTATATATGTGTCCACTTTTTGCACTCTTGTATGCGATTGCTTGGTTATTGATTGTGTGTTCAGCATCATAGCGAACCAAGAAGTGCTTCTCGTGGCCAGTCAGTACTTGACCCTCATTAAGTACGACTAGGTGGTGAAAGTACAAGGTATCGCCTGGCTCTACGCCAGTATCATGCTTGAGTGGGGCGCACACCACAGGACCCTCGGTCACTCGGTGCTTAAATTCGTTCCACTTGGAGTCTACGTAAAGCTCCAAGCCCCCATCGGTAGTTATCGTGTCTTTGATCTGCTTGTCCAGCTCGACAACGAATAGGTCAAGAGTCTTCATTTTTGTAGGGAAACATTTCGTTCAATTTGTCGCGTCGTTGGGCACAGCCACAGTCTGAGGGGCCATACTTCTCAACGAGCTTTTTAATTCCTGTAGCCTTGGTGATCTTCTCTACGGTATCACCCAGTCCTTTACTATTAGAAGTTGCAGTCATATTCTATAATGCAAGGCATGTCGTCGACACACTTCCACAAAACCTGTGAGTCGTCTCTTTGCAAATATACAAGGTATCTCTTCTTGTTGTACTTGAAAAGGTGTTTATCGTCCATGATGATGGTTGACACCTCTCCTCCGCCAGCTCTCATGCCAACGTAATAAGCCATGGCATCCTTCGGGTCTCTCCCGATGATGATCTTCCGTATAAGTCCGTCCATTAGTTCAATGAAATGCCGAGGTCACCAAGAAGGTCCTCTAGATCTGGCCCACTGTTCTGATCCTCGTAAGTGCTTGATATAAACTTCACCATCTCCTCCATCTCCTCTTTAGAACCAAGGTTGTAGCTAAACAAGGCTTTCATCTGGCTGGTGTCTTCATCAATGGGTTCGAGAAGACCAGTGACGATTACAGACATGACTCTATCCCTCATATTGTAGCGCTCGATCAAAACCTCCATCTGGCTGTGGAGCTGCTGCATCTCTATTAGGAACTGATAGTCTTCTGTATCTTCGTTATCCATCATCACTTTATTTAATGCCAAAAAGCGTAGTCTCAAAGAAGAAGCTTTTCAGAGAGTTTTCTAGATTAAATCAAAGGTACGTAAAAAACAACTACCTCAAGAGGCTGAGAACCACGGTCAAAAGCTTCTGCAGAGACAAGGATATCTTCGAGAAAGAACTCATGTTTTTGCTGTGGGCATACGACCTGGAGTTCTGGACACTTAAGTATGCTGCAGAGGATTACGACTACTCAGAAAAGAAGCTGGGCGAAAGACTTGTGTATGAGTTAGTTAAGCAGGGTTACATCTACAAACACTTTGACAAGATGACTCCGTCTCAAACGCTTGAAGATCATCTATTCAGAGAAGAGACGAAATACAACTACAGAGTCAGATATGCCATAACGCAAAAAGCCCGCTTGTTAGTGCAGGCTTTTTACAATAGGCTTGAAAACTCTTAGGCAATAAATTCAAGGACCTTAGTCTCTGATGGGAGCATGGTCATCAGATTACCACCAGCGTTGCCCCCTGATACTGGCGCGGGGCCCGATCCATTCACATTAACAATATTCCCGAAGAAGTCATCTGCTTGTCCATCTCCGTCCTCGTCTACAGCTATTGAGTAGCTGCAGTTCTTGAGCCCCCAGAAGGGATTTGCGTGAGCGGTAATGTTCTCTATGATCAATCTATCACCATACTCAAAGTGGTTCGAGACTGGGAAAGAGTTGTTCATATTAAGTCCAAAGTTGGCGTCAATTCCATAAGAAAATGGCCAGTTCGGGTTAGGCAGAACAAAACCAGGGCTTTGACCTGGAGCGTGATAGGTCAAGTTGCTTAACTTCCAAAAACACTTATCAATAGGGACTTGTACGTCGTGACAGTGAAACTCAATATACTTTATGCCATTAGGGTCTGGCTGATAAACAGGATATGAGCCCCCAGATCCTGTTCCTCCGCCTCCGATGCCAAATCCACCGCCACCGCTATTAAAGTCTATGCTTGAATAGGCGATTACTGGTATACTGTTCTTGTGCTCGAAGTGAAGCTGAATTTCTTGACCATTAGCTTTTACCAATCTGGCCTTACCCGTCAGACGAACACAGTGCATAAACATGCCAGGCTGAAGAGTCATCAAAGCAAACTCGTCGAGATTATTAACAGATCCCGTCCAAATACGCACAGTATAGGAGATGTTTAGGTTTCCGCTTGCACCAAGAGGGTATGATCCATTTGGAGCCTGAACGCCCCAGTAGTTAAGGAACTCTACGGGGCTTATGTCAGAAAAAGGATTCGGGGGAAGCGGGGGGGCAACATTGAGCTGAATGTCAGGACCATAAGGAAGACCTCCCTGACCACCTGCATTAGGTGCAGCAGTTATAGACTGCCCCCAAGCCATTAGAGCGCAGTCATCAAGATTTAAGTTTGAGCTTGATGAAGGGACCTGAACGTTGAGCTGCTTGACTTGATTATCTACCTTGTTTTCGAGAACAGGTATTCTAAGGGGGGTCTTTCTAGACATCTGCTTTGATATCTTGTTAGACTTCCTTTTTTGACCAGACTGTCTTGTTCTTCTATATGCCATGTTATTCCGTGTAGTCTTTGTAAGATTCAAAATCAACCCACCAGTCTCCGTCGGGATCCTCAAGGATGGCCATAATCTCTGAGTGAGTGTAAGTAGTTAAGGAAGATGCTCCGTATGGGGTGGGACCATCCCATCTAAGCAAAGACTTTTGTGTGTTCCTAACTGTTTTCCTTAGAGCTTCTACAGATCCGTCAACGCTTTCGTTTGCTGTCCTAGTAAGAAGGTCAGATGTATTTATGATTGCATACTTCCTCATGATGCTACGTCGTCTGTAAAGGTTGCTCCGCTAATTGTAAGGTCATTTGAGTTGCTGCTAGAGTCTGATCCGTCGTCCTCAAATCTCCAGTACCCAATAAGTCCAGATCTTTCAGACTCGTCTTTAGGTACGCCACTGTTGTATATGTCAGAAACATCGCTAGATGACAAAACGGTATTTGTCACAACAAGCTCATCAGTCTCTACGTCTTCGTAAGTGTCGCTGCCCATGTTGAATGTCACTGCACCGAGCGCGATATCCCCAAAATTTATATTGCTAAAATCAACCGCATTACTGTTGCTTGAGCCTGCAATTTCAGTGTTGTTTATATACAACTTTTGGGTCCTAGAGGATGCACCTGCGTCTGAAGTAAACACAAAGTGATTCCAGTCATCGTTTGTTAGGTTCGACGTAACCGTATTTGTGCTAACAAAACTAGCGTAGGTTGTAGAGCCGAGTGAAACTTGAGTATAGAATTTCCCTGGATAAGATGAATTGCCTGCATCTCCAATAGCTCCGAGAACGAATGTCCTAAACCCACCTGCGAAATAAAGCGAGTAGAAAAGAGTGCTTTCATAGCCGCTACCTGCTGGGCTGAAATTTGGAGATTTGCTCCACCAAGAGATACTAAAGTCTCCTGAGCCGATAAGCGAAGGGAAGACAGAGTTGCTAGAAAAGCTGGCCCTGTCGTTTGTCCCGTCGAAGCTTAATGACTTCGTGTTTGTGAAAGAGGGGGGTAGGTTCTTTTGAGCTGCTGCTGAAGACTCCCCAGCCTGACCTCCTTGTGATAATACCAGTCCTAGTCTCATTTCAAGATAGCTTCGTAGTAAACCTTTCCCTTATCGTCGCGACAAGCCTTGAGACACCTACCACGATTAAGCCCATCATAAACGAAAGAGACGTGAACCCAATCAGGATTGTCTTGATCACCAAACTCCCAAATGAGTTGATCAAACGTAACGTTGTTGAGTATCCAGCGGAAGATCTCACCGTTTGTACAGCGTCCGAATACGTCTGCGTCCAGATCAAGTGCTCTTCCCTCCACATGTTGACTGCGCTTCGCACCGCCGATAGCAGTGTTGAGCTCAGGCGAACGATAGCCGCTCGACACATATATAGGGCACCCGAAAGCGTCCCTAAGAGGTTGAAATACGTGCTCTGCAACCTTTCGTAAATTTTCTGTAGCCCAGTCATCAGGTGTATTATCTATTCCAAGTCTTTTAGCCGTGTTGCTTTTTGTCACCTCGGCGAGCGACAGATTTTTTGACAGCTTCATTATTTAAGCGTCTTTTTTCGTTTTCTACTCCAGGATCCTTTCGTTTCCTGATAGGATTGAAGTAGTTCTTGTTCACTTATTGAACCCAGCTTGACCAGCTCTAATTTTTCTCTGGCAGTCTTTACCGCAGCCTCGGCTTCTCTTTCTGGCCTTAGATCCAGCAGTGCCCTTATTGGCGATTCTCTCAGAGACCCTACCAATGGCTCTGCTCAAAGGACCTCCCGTTCTAGACCTAGATCCACTTCCAGTTGATCTTCTCTTGGACTTAGCTGCGGCTCTTTGAATAAAGTTTGCTCCAGCTCTCTTAGCCTTACGCTTCTTCTTTCTTTGGCCCTTGAAGTAGTCTTTGTCAATCGCCTTACTCTGCTTTCGAACGCCCTTATCGAGTGCCTTTTGCTCCTTCTCGTAAACCTTTACTGTCTCTCTTCTTGAGGTGAGACCTCTTGGTTCGGCGGCAGTAGTAACTCTCTTGGTTCCTACGACCTTACCTCCTTTCTTCTCTCCCTTGGCGTGAGCCTTTTCAGCTTTCTTCTGAGCTCTGGCAGCAATTTTGTCAAGCTTCTTTCTGAGCTTTCCTCCATTGTTCATGTACCCCATCTTGTTTCTAACGTTCTCGGGTAGTTTTTTCAAACCCGCTTGATCGGGTCCTGGCTTTTTTAGTGTTTTAGGCATTATGCTGCTACAAATAGTTCAACGTTGCAGGACGCAGTATTGGCCACTGCTTTAATAGAGTCGATGTTTGCCAATGATGCTACGGCTGCGCCAGCGTCATCATCGGTATCCATGACAGTTTCAAACAACACAAAGGTGTCACCCGCTGAGAGCTTAACGAAATATTCGTCGTTCCCAGAGGTCATACGCAGTGTGATAAAATTCGTGAGGTCCAAGTTCGTGATACGAACGTAGTCTACGCTGGAGTCAGCGAACTGACCTGCAGCCTCCGCCGTATCGAAAAGGACCAGAGACTGCTCTGTAGTCCCCACCTTTACGATACGTTGATCCAACTGGGTGATGCCAGTCATATCAATCGTGTTCGTAGATCCTCTTTCAGATCCGTTGAGAGTAATGCTCTCTTGTATGGTTACTGTAAGTGTTGCCATTATCTCTTAAGTCCGTGCATGATGGAGTTTGACGGGTATCCACCCTCGCTAAGAGCGCGACGGCGTTCACCCTGAGCCTTGAGGAGTCTATTGAGCAACTCCTTTTCGTCTTTTGCGGTGAGGCCCTGACGTCTAGACTGGGCCTTCTTTACTGCCTCGTAAGACTGAAGAGCTCTAAGGAGATCTTCGGTTTTCATGTTTGGCTCTTTCTTCTTGGTGATCTTTACACCCTTATCTCCAGTGTAGAAGTTGCCGAACTGTTGAAGAGCGCCCATCAAATCAAATCCAGAACCATCATCGAAGTTCTCCTCTCCCTGGTCAAAGTCCTGAACACCCTGATCGACAGCCTCGCTCTCGTAATCAAAATTCTCTTCGGGCTGATCAAATTCCTGGATAGGAAGGACTCCTTGCCCCACGTTTGCTCCAGGGGCCATAAGGCCGCCTGCCTGTGGCATTTGGAACTGAGTAGCCCCCAAAGACTGCATGCCCTGAGCCTGAGTTTTGCCAAAGTTTGCTGGGAGATTGGATCCCTGAACCTTCTTTGCGATATCAAGCGCCTTCTTAGCTCCGTCGCTCTTCAAAAGTGAACCAGCCTTAGAAGCAAGGCCTGAGGC